AAGTGGCGACAAGTCTGCTAAGACCAGAGACGGTAACAATACCATCTTGTCTAAGATATTCCCGGGCGGGCGGCTTATTATGTGCGGAGCAAATTCGCCGGCAGGACTAGCCTCCAGGCCAGTACGAATCCTGCTTTGTGACGAGGTAGACCGTTTCCCGGATAGTGCAGGTACCGAGGGCGACCCTGTAGATTTGGCCGCCAAGCGTATGACTACCTTCTGGAACAGGGTTATGGGGCTTTTCTCCACTCCAACCAATGAGGGAGCAAGCCGCATTGATGCTGAGTATCTGGCTGGTACACAGGAAGAGTGGCAGGTGCGCTGTCCCGGTTGCGGTGAGTATCATCTGCTGAGATATACCGACATGGTAACGGACAACAGCGAAGTCAAGGATACTGGCGACCGGGTGACGGTTATTGTTCACGATGTAAGATGGCGCTGCCCAGATTGCGGTCATGATTACACGGAACGACAAATGAAACGCAGCCCACAGCGATATGTGGCGCAAAATAAAGCGGCACTGGCCAACGGCATCCGCTCTTTTTTTGTAAACGCCTTTTACAGTCCTTGGATAACCTGGGCGGAAATCATGAGGGAATGGTTGGAAGCAAAGGGGGACCCTTCACGGGAACAGGTTGTGGTAAATACTCGCTTTGGAGAATCATACCGCCAGCCCGGCGCTTTTGAAGACCATATGATGTTCATGCGCCGCAGGGAAGCATATGGAGCAGAACTGCCGGACGGTGTCCTCCTTCTTACTGCCGCTGTAGATACTCAGGATAACCGTTTGGAGTATGAGATTTGCGGCTGGGGAGACGGCGAAGAGTGCTGGGGTATCAAAAAAGGCGTCATTTATGGTGTGCCAGACCATGCAGAAACCTGGGCGGAACTGGATAAGGTGTTGGATAAGCAATACCACTTCAAAGACGGAACAGGGCTCAAGGTGTCACGGACATTTATTGATTCTGGCGGCCATTATTCTCTGAATGTTTATGAATATAGCGCAAGAAATCTGGTTAAACAGCGTATTGCTATCCGAGGCGTAGGCGGCCCCGGCGTGCCGATACTCTACAAGATAGCCCGCGACAATAAAAGCCGCTACAATGTGCCCATCCAACAGTTAGGCACCAATGATGGCAAACAGTCCCTCATGAATCGCCTGACAGTGAATGAGCCGGGCGCACTTTATTGCCATTTTCCTCTTGATGAAACAGAATACCCTGCCCGCGGCTATGACGAAATCTATTTCAAGGGCATTATTTCCGAACACAAGGCCATGAAAAAGAAAAATGGCCAGCTGTATGAAGTCTGGGAAACCACCCAGGGTGTACGAAATGAGCCACTGGATTTGCGAGTTTACAACATAGCCTGCATGATGTCCATTCCCCATGATTGGGAGATTTTACGAGCGGCTATATCGGGCGAAGAGGAAGAAAAAATATTGGTCAGAAAAAAGCCGATTAAGAAGAGAAAGCGCAGCGTAGCAAGTCGTAATATTTGGTGAGGTGAGAATATGGCGCTGACACAGAGACAAAAAAGGCTTAATGCCCGTTACACCTTGTATTGTGAAGCGGAGGAGGCCATTTTGGCCGGACAGTCTTACACGATAGGCAACAGGCAATACACCAGAGCAAGCCTGAAAGCGGTTACGGAAGAATTGCAGCGATTGGAGGAGGAAGGCTGTCCATTCGACGATGAAAACAAGCTGGGCTCGGGGATGTCTAAACGCGTCGTATTCTACGGATGAAAGGAGTAGGCTATGAGCAGAAAGGAAAAACGTCCTGCTGGGAAGGCGCGGATGCCTACGCTAAACAGCGGATATACAGAAGGCGGCGCAAGCCTTGAAAGTAACGTATTGAAAGGCTGGATACCGCAGAGGCTGTCTGCTAAAAGCGATATCATGCCCCGGCTGGATATTTTACGCAGCCGGAGTGCAGACCAGGCCATTAACAGCCCTATGGGGTCAGCGGCCATAAAGACCAGCTCCATGCACACTATTGGAGCCGGATTGAGGCTGTTTCCCCGGCTGAGATATAAAAGCTTGGGGCTCACAGCAGATGAAGCCAGAGAGTGGACACGCAAGACGGCCCAGGAATTTGACTTGTGGGCATCTTCGGTACTATGCGATATCACCAAGCGAAATAATTTTTACGATATGCAGGATATTGCCTATACCGGATATTTGACGGATGGCGATGCCTTTGCCATGTTTCGGCATAAGGCGGGGACTCATGATATGCCCTACTCCCTGCGCATCCAGCTTATAGAAGCTAATCGCGTAAGTAACCCCGACCAGTTTGGGGCATTGCCATATGCTGTAGATATTCAGGCACCCGACAGCAATAACCGCATTATTAACGGTGTAGAAATTGATGCAGACGGGGCAGTAACTGCTTATTGGGTGAGTAACAGAGTGCCATGGGACACAATAGATTCCTACAAAGAGGCTGAATGGACAAGAGTAAAGGCTTTCGGCAGCCGTTCCGGCAGACCGAACATCCTGCAGGTATGTCACGACACAAGGCCGGAGCAATATCGAGGCGTGCCATATCTTGCTCCTGTTATTGAGACATTGAAGGAAGTCAGCCGTTATACAACGGCAGAACTGACGGCCGCTATTATCCGCTCCTTCTTTGCCTTGTTCTTCGTTCAGCAAGAGAATACCAAAGACCTTAACGCCATTTTAGGCGAAGCCATAGGGACAAATAACGACCAAGAAGAGGAATTGGATTTGAACGAATACGCCCTGACCGCCGGGACTATGAACGCCCTGCCGAAAGGCGTAGATGTTAAGGCCGTAAATGCCACCGGCACGGCGTCCACCTTTGATGTGTTCGTTGGCCATCTGATAAAGCAGATAGGAGCGGCTATAGGTGTGCCCTATGAGGTGCTGACCAAGCATTTCTCTAGCTCATATAGCGCATCACGGGCGGCACTCCTGCAAGCATGGGAAGAGTTCAAACTGCGGAGGACTTGGTTCAGCAGGGATTTTTGTCAGCCCGTCTATGAAGCGTGGTTGGCCGAGGCTATTGCACTGGGGCGTGTTGAGGCGCCAGGATTCTTTGAGGACCCGGCAAAAAGGGCCGCTTGGTGCAATGCAGAATGGTATGGCCCTACAATGTCTATACTGGATCCAGTAAAAGACGTCAATGGCTCAAATCTCAGAGTATATAACGGCCTGTCTACCAGAGAAAAGGAAGCTGCTGAAATGACCGGCACTGACCTTGAGGAAAATCTGGAACAACTGGCATACGAAAAACGCATTATCCAGGAATTGGGGCTGGAACTTGCCAAGCCTACCAGTACTACGGATTTGCAGCCTGATACAGGCGGAAGTAATGATGACGAACAGAAGGGAGGTGCAAGCTGATGGCAAAAAAATTTTGGGACATAAAAAATCAGGCAGATGCTGAACAGGCGGAAATGCTGATTTATGGCGATATTGCCGATGAAACATGGTGGGGTGACGAAACCACACCAAAGCAATTCGCAGAAGATTTAGCTGCCCTTGGGGGAAAGGACTTAACACTGCGTATCAATTCCCCGGGCGGCGATGTATTTGCAGCACACGCTGTTTATAATCAGCTGAAAGCCTATAGCGGCAAAGTGACAGCGCGTATCGATGGTCTTTGCGCTAGTGCTGCCACTATCATCACCTGCGCCGCTACACATGTCGTCATGCCGGATAATGCGGTATTCATGATTCATAACCCTGCCGTTGGCCTTATGGGCTATTATGGTGCCGATGAAGCAAAGAAAATCGCTGATTATCTGAGTACAGTGAAGGACACCATTTTGGCAGTTTATCAGGGACGTGTTGGTGATGCTGTTTCCCGGACAAAACTTGTCCATATGATGGACGATGAGACTTGGATGAGTGCGTCTGAGGCGTTTGAGTGTGGCTTTGTCGATGAAGTAGATAGCTTAGCTCACATCGAAAACATCATAGACGGTACTATGGTCACTATCAATTCAGTAAGCCTGGACATGAGCAAGTATACAAATACTGCCCATCTACAGGAAATATTGGTGAAAAAAACGCAAAAAAGCATTCCGAAGGGGGAAGAAAACGTGGAAAATGATAAGGTTTTAGACAAAATCAAAGACCTGCTGGGGTTAAATCAGCAGGCAGAAAACAATACCGGCAAAGAAGATGCCGTACAGGCAGAACGCCAGCGTATTGTTAATCTCGACGCCGCCAAGACCGGCAATAAGGCTGCAGATGCCATTATTGACGTGGCGAAAAAGAACGGCCAGACCATTGACGATATCAAGCCGTATCTTGATGCTATGCCCAAGGCAGACGATGAGAATACTCTTGATGCAATCAAGGCACTCATTGCCGACCACATGGAAAGCGGCGCGCAGAATGTAGCACCGCAGCCACATCAGGACAAGGCGGCAGACGAAGCCGGTAAAAGACAGGCAGCTATTGACGAAGTTGTTAAGTTCGCAAACGCAGGAAAGGAGATTTAACACCATGGCAATTAGAGAGACTGATACGGGCGTCACCTATGATAATCTGTTTGGTGGCACTGAGATTCCGGTAATGACAAAAAATATCAGTGTTGCAAAGAATGGAGCTTTGAAGCGTGGTTCGCTGCTCACTGAGGAAGGTGCACTGGTGGCAGCTAATAGTGTAGCCGCCTACGTGTTAGCTAAAGATGTAGATACTACCGAGGCCGCAGTAGTGGCTACTGTTTATACCAGCGGCCGGTTTAACCGTGAGGCACTTATCGTTGCCGATGGTGATACCGTTGCAGCACACGAAGCAGAACTTCGCAAAGTTGATATTATTTTGACGTCTGTCAAGTAAGGAGGAAACACAATGTCTATTGATCGCAAAGATACCATATCCCTTATGCAGGCCATGGAGCGCATTAAAGCTCCTGCAAGTTTCCTGCTGGATACTTTTTTCCCGAAGGTTATGCCCACGGCAATGACCACAAAGATTGAAGTAGAATACCGCAAAGGCGGCCGTAAACTGGCACCGTACATTGTTAAGGGTGCGCATGGTGTAAATACCGGACGTGAAGGTTCGAGCATTACCATTTATCAGCCACCCATGCTGGGGCCGCGTCGTATCGTTTCCCCGGAAGATATTGAACAGCGCGGTTTTGGGGAGACTGTTTACTCCACCATTACCCCGGCGCAGCGTGCCGCTCAGCTGCAGGCTCGTGACCTTAGTGATTTACAGGGTATGATTGTCAACCGCAAAAACAAGATGGCAGCTGACATTCTCACCAGCGGCAGTACCACCATTAGCGGCTATGCAGATGATGGCCAGCTGGTAACAACTGATGTTGTGTCCTTCGACTGGACGCAGGAGGCAAAAGTAGCCAAGTCCTGGGCGGATGCAGGTGCAGATATCTACGGTGATATCAAGGCAGCCAGTGAGACGATTCAGGA